CCGCTACGCGAAGCGCTGGGCCAGCACGGCTGAGCCGGATTTGCGGCGGGGATCGATCCGATAGCGTCTGGCGGAAATGGTGGGCGCGGCAAGGATTGAACTTGCGACCCCACCCGTGTGAAGGGTGACTTCACCAGCAACGGACGCGAACGATAACGGCGGAAAGCAACCGCTAACCCACGAAATAGCTTTGCTTTTTGTCAGTTCCGAGAGAGAAGGTCGGCAGAAGGCAACCTTTCGAGAACTTTGAAAAACTCTCCAAAAGGTCGCCAAAAGGTTCCTTTTGGAGATTTGTCATGGCCGCGCCGAAGAAGAAAACCTACGCCAAAACCTACCTCACCGACAAAGCGGTGGAGCAAGTTTCGCGCCCCGCCAAAGGCCGGAAGTCCATCAGCGATGTTGAGACAGGGCTGTTCCTCTGGGTGACAGCGACGGGCAAGAAGTCGTGGGCAGTCGTCACGAATCAAAAGGGGACTGACCGCAAGCAGCGCAAAGTAATCGGGCATTGGCCGACAATGGGCGTTGCCGAGGCGCGCGCAATGGCCAGGGACTTCCTCGCTGCTACGCGCGAAGGGGTGACCCTCAAAGACAAGGTGGCGGAAGAACAGGCTGCTGCCGAGCAAGCGGAAGCAGAACAGCAGGCGGGCACGTTTGAAGCAGTGGCGGAAGCCTATGTGGCGGCCATGAAGGCGGGCCAGCTAGTCGGCGGGCGCAAGCGGCCTGTCACGCAGACCACGGCGATTGCCCGCGAGCGATTGCTGGCGCAGCGCGTATTGCCGGAGCTTGGCCAGCACCCTTTGTCCGAGATCACTACACCCATGGTTGCGCGGCTGCTGACGCGCCTAGAGAAAGAGGGCGGGCCAGTAGACGAAACGCTCAAGGTTATTCGCGGCACGTTCAACTTCGCGCGGGCACGCGGCCTGTTCCATGGCACCGTGCCGACTGTGGGCATGACCAATCGCCAGCCGCCTAAGAAGGTGACGCGCTCGCTCACCGACGACGAACTGCGCGACATTTGGAACGCCTGCGAGCAACAGGGCTGGCCCTTCGGCTCCATCATCCGGCTGCTCATGTTGACCGGACAGCGCAAGACAGAAATCGCGGCTATGCGATGGCAGGAAGTGGATTGGGACCGCAAGCTGCTAATCCTGCCCGCCGAGCGCGTGAAAAACAGGACAGGGGCGCACGAAGTCCCGCTCTCGGAGCCTGCCCTAGCTATTCTGAAGCAAGCCCTCTCTGCCTGTGGGGCGCTGGCTCGACCCGATGAACAAGGCGCAGGGGTAAAGCCGACTGACCTAGTTTTCCCTTCCGACACTGGCACAACGCCAATCAGCGGATGGAACAAGCTGAAGGCCAAGCTGGACCGGCTGGTGAAGGGCAACCGGGCCGGGGTGACCGATGAGGAATGGGATTTGGTTCTCGGACGCGGCTTTGCGCGGAAGGGCTTGCAGCCGGTGAAAGAAGGCGCGCTGGCCAAAATTGAGAGCGCGGACCTTAAACCTTGGCGCATCCATGACCTGCGCCATACCTTCATCACTCGCACCCGCGACGGCGAAGAAAATGCGGAGGGCGAAGTGGTCTGGTCCGCGCCCATCGACGTCTTGCAGGCGACCGTGAACCACGAAATAACCGTGGGCGTGACCAAGGCTTACGATCATGGCGACTTGCAGCGGCGCTACCGGCTCCGCAAGCGTGAACTGCTGGATTGGTGGGCGCGGAAGCTCATGGTGATTGTGGGCGAGGCCGAGCCGCAGGACAATGTTGTGGCGATGCCCGCCCGAGCGTGATCGAGCGGGTTAGTCGCCTATTCGGCGGCCCCTGGATTTATCGCGCATACACGATGCTGCGACTTCCCAATCGACGTGCTTGCCGCGCTTGCCCTTTTCCATGCAGGTGCGCGCTTCGCTGCGCGTCGTGAGGCCTGCCATCATCGTAACGAAATAGCCCATCTCGCTTTTCTGTCGCTTCACGCATGCCGCGGCCTTGCCGATGGATTTGCAGTAAACCGGAATGTCCGCGCGAGCCTTGGCAAAAGGATCGTCGCCCTGCGCAGCCAAGATCAATGCAGCACTGGTGATGAATAGCATGGGGCGGGCTCGCTTTCTTTGAAGAAACTACGTCTGCCCACCTACCTGAATTAAAACACTTTTCAAAATTGGAAAGTTGGCGCATAGTTCTGTTTCGGCGGTTGGACCGCCTAAAGAAACCGATGCTATCGCGCAGCAGCGCAGGGTGCCGACCCACCAATTCGGAGCATCATCCCCAAAAACACTGAGGCCCAAGCCTCTTTGAAGGATGATGAATCATGCCTGCACGCAAACATCGCGAAGGCGATGAACACGAAGAATGGCTGGCCAAGAAAGAACGCTTCCAGTTTCAAGCCATGATCGCCCGCGAGGCGGTCAAGCAAATCTCTGGCCACACGCTCATGCGGCTGGACGAGGCTGCTGCCTTCCTCAGCGTCACCAAAAAGACCCTGCGGGAACTGGAAAAGCAAGGCCTGCCCAACTGGCCACAGCGCGTCACACTCACTCCCAAGGTCACTGGCTACCGGCTGAAAGACCTTGAAGCCTTAGTCGATGGCGGACTGGCCCCTGTTGAAGGGGAGGCCGCCGAATGACCGACACATTTGAGGGCATACCGCCCAGCGACGAAAAAGCCCCCAGCGCGGGGGAAGCGCCGGGGGCAGAGAGCCAAGCCTTGGGACAGGAAAGGCAGGAGGATTCTGCGCCATCCGGCGAGGAAACGAAAGCAATTTCGTCGCTCACTGACGTTCCAGCGATCAGGGAATACCTGAACCGTATTGGCGCTGTTCCGCGCGGCTTGCGCTCGGCAGTCGTGCAGGAGAGGGAGGGCCGGTATTCCCGCGACCTCGCATCGATCCACTTCGATAAGGAGAGCGGTGAAGTTGCCCTGAAGGGCGATGACACCGAAGCCTATGAACCCAGCGACCTAGAGCGCCAGTTGATCGCGGCTGCGGTCAAGACGGTGAAATGGCCGGAACTGATGAAGTTGCATTCGGTCATCAATCCCCACCCGATGATCCGAGACGCTGCGCCGGAAAACATTTTCGAGTTTCGAGACGCTGATGGCCAAATCATCATGCTTCAATTGCGGATCGAGAAAGACGGCGAGAAGGATTATCTGACCTTCACCTACTGGTCAGACAGAACGTGGCGCATTGCCGAACCGGAAGGGCTGTTGCCCCTGTATGGGCTGGACAAGGTTGGCGATAGCGCTGTGGCTTTCATCCACGAAGGAGCGAAGGCCGCTCGACACATGCAGTGGCTAACGGAGGCCGCTGACTTTGAAGCCAAGAAGGCGCTGGCCGACCACCCATGGGGGACCGAACTTTGCGGGGCAGTGCACCTGGGGTGGACCGGCGGTGCGCTTTCACCGCATCGGACCGATTGGTCGGTCTTAGAGAAAGCCGGCATCAAACGAGTGTATGTGGTCGCCGATAACGACGATCCCGGTCGGTCGGCAGTGCCGAAAATTGCCCAGCAATTGCGGATGCCGACATTCGCTGTGGTGTTCACCGACGAATTTGCTGCCAGCTTCGACCTCGGAGACCCTTTCCCCAAGTCCATGTTCGACAACAATGGGCGTTACACAGGCCCCGAATTTGCCGCGATGATTGAGCCTGCCACGTGGGCGACAGACAAGATCGAACGAGAAGGCGGAGGCAAGCCGATCATCCGGCTCCGAGAAGCATTCAGGAGCCAATGGGTTTATGCCGACGAGCCGGAATTGTTTGTCTGCAAAGAGGACACTCGCATCGTTCGCAGCGCGGCGAACCTATCCAACAAACTGGTCAAATACTCCGACACCCCCGGCACCGCTCGATTGCTACTGGAAGACTGCGAGCAGGTCACGACACTGGCCTACGTTCCTCAGTCGGCAACGACTGCCAAACCGAAAGGTGGGACTGTCACAGTGCGCGGGCAGCGCGCCTTCAATGTATTCCGACCGGGCAACATCCGTCCCATGGCGGGCGATGCGGCACCTTGGTTGGAGTTTCTCACCTACCTCTTTCCGAATGCGAGTGAGCGCAAGCAGGTCGAACGCTGGTGCGCCACCTTGATCGCTCGCCCAGAGGAGCGGATGCACTTCGCCTTGCTACTCGTGAGCAGAACTCAGGGCGTGGGCAAAGGCATCTTCGCTTCGCAGGTGCTGGCTCCGCTCGTGGGCGAGCACAACGTGGGCTACCCCTCCGAGCATGACGTGACCGAAAGCCAATTTAATGATTGGATGGCGCACAAGCGACTGGTGGTGGTTGGCGAGATTTATCAAGGATCTTCCTTCAAAGCCTACAACCGCCTGAAGGGGCTGATTACCGACAAGGATTTCTCGGTAAACAAAAAGCACCAAGCCCAATACCGCATCGACAATTGGTGCCACCTCATCGCCTGCTCCAATTCGGAATTGTCCCTGAAAATGGACAACAGTGACCGACGCTGGTTCTACCCGGAAGTTACTGAGTTGCCTTGGGGGAGGGAGAAGTTCTCCGAATTTGTGACTTGGTTGCAGGGCGGTGGATTGGGCATCGTGGCCAAATGGGCCGCTGAATACGGCGATTACGTTCAAACTGGCGAACGCCCCGAAATGACCGCTCGAAAGCAGGTTATGATCGAGGAATCGGAAGCGGACGAACTGCGGTGGGTGCGGGAGTACTGCCAACAGGCCATCGCTGAAAATGAGAGCGTGGTCCTCTCAACTTCTCTCGCGCTGGCCTATGCGCGGCGTTCTCTCGGAAAGACGATCTACACGACCAAGCGGGAATTGGGGCTGGCGATGGAACAGGCCGGGATGGTTCGCGCCGCAGCCCCCGATGGTGGCGAGTTTTTCGTGAAGTTCTCCAACGACCGCCATCGCTGCTTCCTGTCACCCGCCGCCGCCGACGAATTGAAGCGGGGCGGTTTGGATGCGGACCCGAAGGAATGGTTTCGCAAAAAACTCAAAGAAATCAAGGGGAGCCTGTTTGATGAGATGTGATCCCACAGGGGCGGTAGGGCGGTTTGAATCCCACTTTCCCTTTTTGGATGACCTTTGTTTCGGATCGAAGGGAGGGAAACCAAAAGGCGAGGGAAAAGCAGAAACGCGATTTCAACCGCCCTACCGCCCCGCGCCCGAACCCCGCTGACCAAGGAAAACCAACATGATTATTCGTAAGCGCAACTACCCCAACATCGGCTCCATTCGCGGAAAGAAGCTGCCCGGCAAGGAGCCTCGCTGGGAACTGAGCATCTATCCTCCCGGCGGCTATGGTCCGCTGCAAGGCCACGAACCCGCAAGCTGGGTCGAGGTGGAAGTATCGCAGGAGGAAGCCGAGCGCATTGAGCGCGTTGCCCCGCACCTTTTGTCCGGCGTGACGGAGGCGAGCGCGTCCGACCGTTACCGCTTCGGCCTGCCAGCGAGAAAGCGGGCAGGAAAAGCCAAGGAGGCCAGCCGTGCGCAGTCCAGTAGCTAACCCTAGCCGAGCGAGCGAATGCGCTCCCTGTCCCACGAGGATCGGGCCTGCATGGGCGGGGGGGAGCCAAAAAGCTGAGGACTGCGCCACTGAAAACCGCCGCCCCTCATTGAAATTAACACAAAGGTTCAAATCCGGAGATAACTAATGACGAAACCACGCAAGCCCCGCACCGACAGCACCGACAACATCCTGCGCGTCTTCGCAGGGGCCGACACCGAAATCGCGCCGCCGGACCATGTGCCGATGACTGACGCGGCGTGGCCGTTCTGGCATTCGGTCACAGGCGAGTTTGCCGCAGCCGATTGGACACCCCACGCGCTGGAAGTCGCGGCGCTCATGTGTCTCGATATGGCCGCGCTGGAAGCCGAACAGCGCACCTTGCGCGACGAAGGCTCCGTGCTGACCAACTCGGCGGGCAACCCCATCATGAACCCGCGCGTGAGGATCGTCGCAGGGCTTATCTCGCGCGTCCTCGCCTGCCGCCGGTCGCTCGGGCTGACCGCTCGCGCAAAAGCAGGTGGAACGCAGAAGGTCGCGCACCAGCGCGCCGCCAACCTCGCCATCCAACAGCGGCTCCGCCCCGGCGACCGCTCCGACCTCTTAGCTTGAAGGGAACATATCATGAACAATAAATGGCACATGCAGCAACCTACCGCCGAGCAGGTTGAGCAAACTAGGCGCGTTGAGCGCGCACTGGCGAACGAACTGAACCTGCTGGCCAAGGAGGGTGTGCCGGTGGCCTGCATCCTGACCGGGCTGGGCGTGACCATCGCTGACCTCATCACCACGCAAGCCGACGCCAGCGCTGTCGCCCCTTGGTTCGAGAAGCAAGCGGCGATGGTCCGTGAGCTTCAAAGCGACGCAGGGCGGCTCAACTGACGGAATTAAAACACTTTTCTTTCTTTTGGACTTGGCGCATAACCGTTCCCGTTACTCGCGATCACCCTGCGGCGGCTACCGTAGCAGCGTTGGACCTGAGCAACACCGATCTTGCCCGCAGCTACTGCGTCGATCGGCTGAGGAACGGACCGTTGGTCCGCAGCTGAAGAGGCGCGTATGGAATTTGCTGGCTCCCCATTTGAAATCAAAGAACTGAACGACGGCGGGCGTATTGAAGGCTTGCTGGCGGGCTTTGGCGATGTTGACCACGGCGGCGATAAGCTCCTGCCGGGTTGCCTCACCAAATCTCTCGCCACTCGCACCACCCCGCTGCCCATGTTGCTGTTCCACGACATGAAGCGCCCCATCGGCGCTTGGAAGGAATGGCAGGAACGGTCGGAAGGGCTTTACGTGAAAGGCTCGCTGACCCTCTCCACCCGCGATGGGCAAGAGGCCCACGCATTGGCGCGCGATGGCGCGCTAACCGGCTTGAGCATCGGCTGGCAGCCGGTGCGCGGCGACGTCGATCAGAAAACCGGCACCCGCCACGTGAGCGAGGCCCTTCTGAATGAGGGCAGCCTAGTAGCCATCCCCCTGCACGCCCGCACCCGCGTCACGGCAATCAAGTCCATCACCAATGCCCGCGACATTGCCGAGATCTTGCAGGAGGCCGGTCTTTCCGGCCGCAAGGCCAAGGTAGCTGCTGGCGCAGCATGGAAAACCCTCAACGAAAACGATGACGCTTCGGACGATGAGGTCCGAGCAATCCTGAACCAATCCGCCGCACGCATTGCGGCCATAGGAGGATAATATGAATGCACTGACCAAAGACTTCACCGATGCGGTGGAGAAGCAGTTTGAGAGCCTGAGCGGCGATGTGAAGGATGCTCTGCAGAAAGCCAATATGGCCGAAAGCATTGCGCTCGAAATGGAGCAGCGCTTAGCGCGCCGGGGCGGCTCTGGCTCGCAGGACAATGAATCCTGGGGCAAGCAGGTCGCAGACAGCGAACAGGTAAAGTCGCTGGCTGGCATTGCCACTTCGCAGCCCGGTCGGGTCAAGATCGAGGTCAAGGACATCACGACCGGCTCCACCAGCGGTGGAGCACTGGATGCGGGTGGACGCGACAACAACATCAACGGCATGCCGACGCGCACCCCGCGCATCCGAAACCTGCTCACGGTGCTGAACACTCAGAACGGAACGGTCGAATACGTCGAGCAAACAACGCGCGACAATCAGGCTGCGCCGCAGGTTGAAGGGGCAGTAAAGGCAGAATCGGATTACGCATGGGAACTTCAGAACCTCCCGATCCGAACGATTGCCCATTGGACCAAGGCGAGCGTGCAGGTGCTAGCCGACGCTCCGCAATTGCAGTCCATCATCGACACCGAGTTGCGATACGGACTCGCACTCGCTGAGGACGAGCAGCTGCTCAATGGCAGCGGCACCGGGGCAAATCTCAACGGCCTAATCACCAATGCCACTGCCTACGCAGACCCGATCAGCATCGCGTCGCCCACCATGATCGACACGGTGGGCACCGGCATGCTGCAAGTGGCACTGGCAGATTTCCTGCCCAACGGCGTGATTATGCACCCGTCGGATTGGATGCGTATTCGCCTGCTGAAGAACGCGGACGGTGAGTACCTGCTGGGCGATCCGCAGTCTAACCCGAACCCCCTGCTGTTCGGCCTGCCGGTTGTGGCTACCACGGCGATGCCGGTCGACAAGTTCTTGATCGGCGACTTCCGCGCGGCAGCAACTTTGTATGACCGTGAAGGCGCCAACGTCGCCCTCTCCACTGAGGATGGCGACAACTTCGTGCGCAACATGGTGACCATCCGTTGCGAAGAGCGCCTTGGCCTAGCGATCAAGCAAGCCACTGCCCTCAGCTACGGTGACTTTGGCAACGTCACCTAATTAGCCTGCCAGCCACAATCCTCACTAGTGGCCGGCGGATGAAAGCGGGTGGTTTATTTCCTTGGCCACCTGCGTTTCCTCGGGGAGGCGAGAGCGGTTCAGTTGTCATGGCCGCTCTCGCCTTTCTGCAAAAGAAAGGCGCTCCATGACCAAACCTTTGCCCCACGATGCCCGCTTGTTGCCTGACGAGTGGCATGAGGTGCGATGGGACCTAAATAATCAGCGCATGGTGGTGGGCGCATGGATTGGCGCTGACCGGCGGCGCAGGTTCGTAACGTACCCGTTACCCGCTGACCTTGCGAATGACCTCATTGCGAGGCCAAAGACAAAGTTCCCCCTCCATCGTGATGACTTCTTCACCGTCTGAGGTTTCCAGCCTTCGCATCGCAGGTTCCCGCGCATGGGGATCGTCGAAGTTGCCCGCGTCCACATATTCCTGGATCTCTAGGACTGTGTAGCGGTTGCCCGCATCATCCTCGGCCTCGAATTGGTCAATTACATCTTCCTGCATCCGTGCTCTCCAGTTTATCGGTTTGTTTAAGGCTCATCGAAGATTGCCTGCGCCTCTTCAACTGCGAAAAGAACAGGGTGGTAATCGTTACCAGAAGGACTTCTCGCGGCGATAAAGAAAGCATGTCTTTGCACCGTTAAGCGGCCCGGTAGCTCCAAGAGCGCAAGGTTGTCAGAGCCGCGGAGAAAATGTGGTCCTCCGCTTCCGATCTCACCCCACAAACCGGAAGTAGCAACCCCATCATCGCTCGGCATAAGATAATGTGCGAGAGTTACACGTATTCGAGATCCGACCGGCTGATTTGCAAGATTTTCGATAACCAAAACTTCTTCAGGAACGGTACGCCCCACACAGCTGTGGACACGAAGCGCTAAATCTGCGCTGCGAATTCGTCGCCCCGTTCGTATTGAGGCGACGACAACCGCGAATTCCTTTCCTTCCGCTATGCGGGTCGTGCAGACTAGCCCCTCAACTCTGAATTCACCGTTCAACCAACTCCAAAATTGTTTCCAGCGAGGTAGCTCTTCCCACGGGTCAATGAGCCACATGGCGAAAGAGAAGCCTGCCAACGTCCAAACGAGAGAGCTAGGTAATGCGGTGAGAGCAGCTTGGAAGGTTGGTGACGCTGTAACCGCTTCAGCCGGAATTGACTGTGCTATCGCCATTGCGGCGCTTGCCAATCCCGCACCATCAGATTTTCGCAGTTGCGCCACACCCTGCCCCTTCCATCTTCGACGTTGCGCAGACGTCGGTGTCTGTCGCCATTTGACCCAAGCCTTGTAATTCCTAGCAAACCTTGTAAAATGACAGTGAGGCGCGGCGTTCAACTTGTCCAGCCGCCGAAGCGACCAAGCGCGTTCAATTCGTCCAGCGCAGTCAGCGACACCCTCATTCCTTTTGTGCACAAGAATTTGTAACTGCTGACGCGCGTCAGCATTCGGAGACAATTCCATGTCGAAGAATGTTGATAAAAAGCGCAACCGCGTACGGCTACGCTGGTTGGAATGGGGGCCAAGCCTCCTCAACCTGCTGTCTGCGCTGTTACGCTTAATTTGAAAAGGTCCGGTGGTGCCTAGCGGTGCTGCCGGACTTAACTCGCTTGCCAAGCGTTCCCCAAATGTTCCACAATGGCGGCTATGATGATTCGCCCCGACAATGATGAGCTAGACACGATTATCTCAATCGCCCTGAAGACGGCTCCTGCCTATGCGCTGCGCAGCATTGTTTCCCCGCGTGGCAAACTGGACCGGGAGGTAGCGGTTCAAACTCTCACGGCGCGCGTCGTAGCAGCCCTGCGCCCATACGAATTGACGCGGGAGCCGGGGCCATCGGAAATCGGGCAGGGGACTTTGCCGCTGTTTCCGGAGGGGTCCGAAGGAAAAGGTCGCTCAAAAGGTTGCTAGGCGCGAGAGACCTTTGGTCCTCTGTCATCAAATCAAGCGTAAGTCATTGAAAAGATGGTGGGCGCGGCAAGGATTGAACTTGCGACCCCACCCGTGTGAAGGGTGTGCTCTACCACTGAGCTACGCGCCCGCCCGGTGCTGTCCGCGGCGTTCGCAGCGGAAGGGCAGGGGCGCGCC